CCTGGCATTTGTGAGACCTCGTCCAATACTTTTTGTAATGTCGTAAACTCCTTACCACTTCTAGAAAAAGCTTTTATATTGTCTCCTTCTTTTCTTACGATACATCTTACACCATCAAGTTTTCTTGACAAAAGCCACGGCTCGCTAGATATATCTGGATATGAAGTCATTGTCTCGGCAAGAGCAACTTTGAATTGTGGTATTAAACCAGGAATTGCTTTATTGATTAAACTAGCTGCTGTACGAGTTTTTAAGTCCTTGTCCAATATATTATATATTAAATCTTCATATTGTTTATTTGCAAGTACAAAAGCATTGACAAGTGATATTGCATCGTGTCCTGTATATACTCTATTTGACAAATCATCTAGTAAATCCTCCAAAGTATGAGTATCATCAGAATCACATAAGTGAGATAATTTCTTACAGTTTTTAGAACCTACACCAAAATGTATATAAGGACTATAAATACGAATAAGTATATTTTTTACTTCATCGTCATTATTATATTTTTTAAGTACCTCAATCTTATCGTTGGTCTTATTTGTAGTGTTGAGCTCGTCAACTAATTGTTTTAATTTTTCTAATATCATATATTAAGAGTTTTTAATTTGTACTGAATAAAAGTGTATCATAATTGGACGTCCATATTCATCGTCACCATCATCAGCTTCATATACATCAACGTAAGCTTCGATGTTATGTTTAGCTAGCTTACTTACAATTTCATCACCTTCGCTTTGGCTATAAACTTTTATATAAGGATGCTTTGTTATGTTGCCATCAACATCTGCATGAGATGAGTATCTTAAATTACCACCTGCAATTCCTAGTATAACATCATCAATTGCATCTGTCCAATAATTCATTTTTTCCCAATCGAATCCAACCATTCCTTGTTTGGTTCTAGGGACAAGAGCTTCAAAGCAACAGTACGCATAGACTTCGTGAATTTGCCAGTTAGGCATTGTTTCCAATTCGCTAACAAATTCGTTATTTACATCTGCTAAAGTGAATCCATCACCATAACCAGAATACATTACATTTCTCTGAAGCTTAACAATATCGTGGTCTTCTGGTACGTTAGTCCAAGCTGTGAATTCGCAAAAATCACCAGGTCCATATTCCCATGTTTTTATGAGATTGTTCCAAGCGTTAAGTATATTTTGCTTTAGTATCTTAGCAACTTTATCGTTGTGAGCATACATTTCTTTTGAATGAGGTTTCGTAACCTCGATACCAAAGTGAATTGGATTTGATTTTTTATTTTTAGGCATAGTTAATGTTTTAAGGTTAATTAGTATACTACTAATATACGCTTTTTTTCCGACATAAAAAAATTTTTAGCGGGTTATTTTCAAAAAAGTTATTAACAATTACGATATGCCTAAAGCGAATACGACAACCATCATTAAGATGTAAATTACTGGTGTCAAGTCTATTTGTTTTGTTTCCATATTTATAATTATTAAAGTTATAACTCCAAGCGATTAAGGAATTGTTAATTCTATATTAATCTTTTGTTATCTCCCATTTGCTCTTTCCTATATACCATATCTCGTTTGCTGACCATTTATTATCTACAAAGAATATCGTTTTATTTGATTGCCATTTATTGTCACACCAAAATACTAGATTTTTACCTGCCTCCCATTTCGAATCGACATAATAAACTATCTTGCTTGCTTCCCATTTATTAGTAGTAATATATACTTTAATATCAGCACTCCACTTATTGTCGACTTCAAAACAAAGCTGACCAAAAGAAAGCATAGGTAATAGTAATATATTAAGTATAGCCGTTCGTATCATCGTTATCGTTAAAATAGACTTTTATAAATCCATATAAAAAATATGCTAGGCCTACAGGCCATAACGCTATCACCATTATTCTACCCCAGAACTCCAAAGGTGTATATGCAGCATTACGCTCTTCTAACCAATCCTCAACCTGACCATAACACCAGTCAAGAAAACAACCAATCAGAAGATATATTAGTATACCGTTTATCATTTATTTCTCAGCTTACTAGGTTTATACATACTACGTCTTGTAGGTTTGTGTTTTGTATTACTACCTACAAAATTTAATTTACTTAAAATCTTAGAAAGCTTTCTATTGTTATCGGTTATCATACTTCTTATTTCTGATATATCCTTTTTAATGTCATCAACCTCCGCGGCGCTCATCTCTTCGATTTCGTCGGGGGCGGGGCTTTCAACTTTTTCGGGCACGGGCTCGTTCGGCGGCTCGGGTACACGGTTTTGATGTCGTGCCTTAGACGCTGCAGCAAGTGCAGCCGCCAGACCAGACTCAGCTTCCTCGGTTAACATTTCCTCGTATTTCTTTTTTGAATCACTCATAACTTTTCCTTTTTTGTATGGGCAGTTTGTACAACCACTATTACAACAATACCCTCGTTTTAATAAAAATTCCCTACTTAATGGTTTATACATGTACGCGGATAGGCTTGTCCTTTGTATAGTGGTTCCATAGTTCATTACATGTTTCCATCGCACCTACAGTTAATGGACCGTCATGTTCAAGTTGACCTATCAAATTCATTACAAAAGTTTGATGTATATCCATATCAGGTCGTTGACTTACTTGAATCACATTAAGTAGTTTTTTTAATTTCTCGTAATGCTCTTTGTTATATACATAATTGTTTGTATAGCTCGTAGTAGCAAATGAGTATGTGTATCTTTTATTCATGCTTATTTCGGTTTTTAAGTTTGTCTCTTAATATCGCAAACGCATATCCTATAATAGGCGTGCTAGCCAATAACGTCAAAAGCGACGGATGAGGTTCGCCACAAAATCCAAATGCGTGTTTTAAGAATTCAATCATATTATTAGTTTATAGATAAATATAACAATTTTTTCCGACATAGAAAAATTTTTGGGTGGTTAATGAGAATCGAACTCACAACCTTTGGAACCACAATCCAATGCTCTAACCAATTGAGCTATAACCACCATATTAAGCTGGCCCATTGTCCGCCTTAAAAAGTAATAGTATTAGCAGTAAACATAGGGTGAACTGTATTATTAATAAGATGCTTGTGTTTAGATTTAATGTGTATCTTATTAGTATTAGCATCTATAACAACGTAGTATTTAGAACCTTTAGGTTTAGTTATATAGTACTGTCTATTACGAGCGGGTTGCTTAGCAGTCTTCCATACTCCTAGTGCACCATAACCACGGCTAGTCGATTTGTATAGTTCCTGGGCCGTTCCGTCCCAATCTAACATGTACATCTGAATTTCAGTCCACGTTGAAGGTCCATTGTTCCAGACGAAGTTAATCATCTTCTGTGTCTTTGTTAGTTTCTTTGCCATATCCTACGAGTTTTGTTTCATGTAATCCAAGAACCACTGTGGTGCTCTAGGGTCATCTACATCTTCTGTTAATACTTCATCTACTGCATCCATTCGATTCATTTCGAACTCTGCTTCTTCTTTGGTTAAATGCTTACCAGGTATAGGTCGCATGGTATATACATAACCTCCATCTACTTGTTCTTCAATTACCTGATATTTGTTTAAGTCTATTGCCATATTTAATTATTTTAGTTGTTTTTATTTTTACTTATTGCTGATGGTGTACCATCAAGTCCGAAACAGTTGTTTCTAGGGACAAATTTTCAGCCCCGATGAGAGAGCGGCCTAAAGCTCAAGAAAAAAAAGTTTTTTTCCATTGCTTACAAGTAATTAGAGATAGGAGAGCGTTTAAGCGCTCCTACCTCCTCTTACCACCTTAAACCACTAATTGGCTGTTTCATTGTCTTCTACGTTGAATAAATCGTCGTTACCGTTGTCTAGAGTGTCCTCGTCATAAGACCACTTTTGAACAAGTTGTTTAACGAAGGTTCTTTCGCTATCTATACCTCCACTAGCATCATATTGAGGGTAGATGCATACCTGAGCCGCTTCTTCTATAGTAAAGCCGTCATAGATAAGGCTAGCCATCTCTACGCTGTTTCTAGTGGATATGTGAGTACTAATACGAGGTGTTTCAGATTTTAGTTCTTGTCTTGTACCACCTACTATATCCGATATAGCATTTATATTTTTTACTGCTAGGTTAGGAAATAAGTACGTTAGTAATTCCGATTCCTCTTCCTTATCTAGTACATCCATCTCTATTATTGTGAACCTATCTAGTAAAGCTCTATCCATAACTCTTGTTGCTGTATATTCATTACCTATATTAGCAGTAGCTATAAACGTAACTCCTTTTGCCACTTCTATAGTAGGCGAGCCGTCAGCTTCATCCAATCGCAGGTACCTTTGGCCTGCATCTAATACAGTCATTAGGATGTTATGGGCATCAGGGTGAGCTCTTGATAATTCGTCTAATAGTATAACCGCATTTGGCGTTTGTATAGCTTTGACGAATAATGCTTCTGAAAAGAACGTTCCATCCTCTTTGTTAAAGTGTGTATTACCTATTAGAGTAGAACGTGGGTCCTGAGTAGCACCTAGATTGAAATAGAAGTCAGGTCTACCAAGAGCGTTAACCACTGATTTGGCCGCCATTGTTTTACCACATCCAGAAGGTCCAGTCATCATAATGTTTTTACCCCTTATAGCTGAACGCATAAGGAACTTCCATTTTAATTCCGACATCTTCAGTACTTCCGGTTTTAATTTCGGCGACTCTTTAATTTCGTTAATAAGGTCGTTTTGTTCCTTAGGTAATTTAGGGTCCACTACCTTATGTAATTTAAGCTTAGTATCTTCAAGCTTTTCATTATAATCAGTAATAACCCCTGTAGAGGCAGTACCAAATGTAGTGACACCATCTTCTAATTTAACAGAAACGACGATGTTATTTTTATACGAATATTTGATTTTTTCAGCCGCCTTCGTATTAGGCTTAGCAGTCCATGTATCACCTGCCTTATTAGACATAGCTGTTTCAGATACTGGGTTAAAGAATAATTTTTGCATAATTAGTTTTTTAAGGTTTTTGATTTATACTATAAATCTACGCAATTTTTCCGACATATGAAAGGAAAAAGCGTAAAAGTTATTAACAACTTATTAACAATCGTCAGGATTATATAACGTATATCCAGGGTACATAGACAGAGCTAGTTCTTGTGCAGTCCATAGGTTATCTGCTTGTACTGTAGATTTAGTAATTTGGCCAGGAAAGGCTTTACATGTAAGGTAAATAGTCCATAAATTTTCAATGTTATTCAGCATAGGTTTAATAGTGTTGATTAGTATACTACTAATATACGCAAAATATCTCAAATAAAAAAATTTTTTCAATGACAATTTGTCATATTAACGGTGACAATTTAGCACCTCCCTACAGAGCGTAGCACAGTGTCTAAGCATAGGTTTCTAACAGCGTCTAAGGGTGTTTTAAGCTACCCCGCCACACCCTATACGAAGGGATTAGAGAGCGTATAACAACGTCTATTTTCAGAGCAACCTTCTATACACCACCTCAGAGATATGCTCTCTAGACTTACGAAAATGCGACTACGTCGCGTGTGTGCATGGGCTTTTTGCAATTCTACCATATCTTATAACCCATATATAGGTATATATCCATAGTTATCCTGTATGAAACTAGTATACGAGTACTCTTGATACATGTGATTTCAAGTGCTCCAGGGTGCTGTACGATTTTTCGCTTTACGTCCTCCCTTACCCTTATAACGTAGTGTACCTTTGCGCTTACGAGTACGTGCTTCTTCTAGTGCCCATCCATACTTATCGTTATACTCTCTATGTTTCCAGTCTTCTTTATTCTCATTTAGTATACCGAATACCTCATCTCTTAAGCCCTCATAATAAGCTTCCATCATTATATCTTCTACACTCATTTTTTCTTATCCATTTTATTCATATTATTCATTAAGTCTTTGTTCTGGGTACGTGTCTCTATCCAATCACTTATCTGTGTTGTTATATACATACCTATAGCTATCCCCAGTACTGCTACTATTAATAATAGTGGCACAATTGCAATAATATCTGTTGTTTCCATATCTATTCCTTATTTATATTTCTTTACCATTACCTACATATAACCAACGTAGTTCGTCATCTTTCTTTATATTCTGTCTTGCTATTACGGTTAAGACGCGGTCAGCTTTATCGTCAGGTAGTCGTACTTTACAATTTGCTTCATGTTTGTCTTTACCATAGTTCATTGCTAGTACATTACCTAGCGGAAGTATATCGCGCATTTCACCATCGTCATAATTAACTCTAATCTTATAACTTTTCATTGCTTGAGTGTTTGTAAATATCCATTCCATAGGAATAAGACATTCCATTACGATATCACCTTTTTTAATGTCTTTACTTGCATAAGCTGCATATTGGTCTTGGTCTGTATCACTTTGTTCTGGGTACCAATCACCAACATAACTATTATCTATTAGTCTTCGTCTCATAGCTATTTTTATCTCCTCTAATGTATAAGGTTTATTAAATTCTAGTCCTGGTGGACAATCCATTTTCGTAAAATCTATTTCTGGGTACTTATTCATTTTTTATATATACGTCAATTATATTTCCATCTACGTTTGCATCCCATATGCGATTCATATACGGTTTCGGGTATTTTACGTTTGTATATGTCCTGACTTCCCCTGACTTAAATACTACGCATACCGCCGCGCCCCCGGGCCGCATTGATAGTTCATTAACCGCGTGTTTTGAATGACTCCTGTCTACTATGTATTCTTTTTTATTTTTCATAAGTACTCTTCACTATCATAATCATCTGGATATGTTGGTGCGTTATAAGCCTCATATCCTAGCCATATCATACCTAGTACGTATAGCCCTATTAGTATTTGCCACC